CGACATACATGGGAGCACTCACAGTCGCGCCCTTCGCGGCCATGAAAACAGGCTCCACGCTCATGCTGACCGCCCCGTCAGGGACCGTCACCTGGCCGTCACCGCCGACCGTAAACCACCTGTTGACCGGATGGTTAACGCTCGGCACTGTGGACCCGCACACGGGGGCGGCGACGCGCGTGCCGTCTTCCGCGTAGAAAGCGACGCGGGTGCCGAATCCGGCTCCGCCGAGGCTCCCCATCGGTGCGAGCGCGTACCACGCTGCGGATGCTACAAGCACGTCACCGGGCTTGCAGGGGACACGGTTCGCGGCGGCCAGGGTCGGGCCTACCGCCGTGAAATCAGAGACGCCGGTGCTCTGTGCGAGGACGGTCGACGCTCTCGCGTGCCCGAGATACTGGGAGGGCGGGGCCGTGAACCCCCCGCCGCTGCCGGGCGTCCACACGCCGTTTTCCGTATGGTCGAAATACGGGTCAGGCATGAGGTTATCCGACATGACCGTGATCGCAGTCGCGGCGACCTTCCCGAGGAAAGCCCGGTCAGCGATGAGCATGTCAATAACCGCACTGTTGAACGTCGCGCCACCCGCCACCGTGAGCTTGTCTACCGACAGGTCAGTGACCTTGGCGTTGGTGACTGACGCGTCGGCGATCTGCGCCGTACCGACGGCCAGGTCACCGATCTGCGCGCGCCCGACCGCCTTCGCGGCGATGTAGTCCGCGCCGACGCCGACGCGCGTCCACGCACCACCAGTGAGGACAAACCTGCGGACCATCGTCCCGCCGTCACGGACCTCCCACAGCGCCCCCTCCGGCTTACCCGTCGCGTCTTCGGGCGCGGGATCACTGGCGGAGACCGTGACCGCACCGTTCGGCGTCGCATGCCCGACACCGCCCCCCGCGAGCGCAGCCTGCGCGTCCTGCGCGGCCTTCCGGGCCTTGTCCAGGGCGTCGCGGGCGTTGGCTGCGGCGGCGTCGGCGGCGTCCTGTGCCGTCTTCACACCGTCCTGTGCGGCCTTGACCGCTCGGTCAACTTCCGCCTTCGACGCAGCCAGATCCACGCGAGCCTCAGCAAGCTGAGAGTCAAGCATCCCGACGCGCTTGTGCGCGTCCATGATCTGACGCCCCGTCTCACCAACCGGCACGACCGTCACACCAGCGGGCACGGCCCCGGTGGGCGCGCTGACCGACGCGACGCGGCCCGTCGAGTCACGCGGGAGCGTCACGCGCGCCCCGACGTAGGTCAGACCGGCGTCCGCGCGCGCGACCACATGCGCCCCGTCGGCCCCATCGATGGCGACAGAGACAAGACCCTGACCGGCGTCCACAATGCCAGTTACCCACCCGGTCAGGGTACTGTCAGGCGCGGACAGCCGATCAGCGACCGCCGCCCCATCAGGCACCAGGTCCAAAAATGGTGAGAGCGCTACATCCATGATTCCTCCATCATATCAACCCTCATAATGTGAGCAGGATCATCCAACGTGATCGACATGGCCTGCACACGGCCACGCACACGCTCTACCGTCCCGTCCTCATGATCAATCACCACAAGGATCAGGTCACCAACCTCAAGGCGCGGGTCCGCAGCGATCTGCACAGACCGCGCCCCATGAGCCGCGAGCGCCTTACGCATGTAGGACGTCGCCGCCTTTTCCACGGCGTCCGCGCTCGTCGCCGCGTTGAACTCCTTCCGCTCGGTCACAATCCCGTAAAGGTTAGGCGCGTAGACGCCCGTGAAATTCTCACGGACAGCCGTCCACTTCGTCGACGAACTCCCCTGCGAAGACCCCTGGACAATCCACCGGTTCGGCGTGCGCTCGCGGGCGGTCCGGACGGCTCCGACCAGGAGGTCACGGCCCGTGTAGACCTCCACCGGGTCACCGCCGTAATCGATGGCCCATACGTGTAGGCACCCGTCAGGCTTGACACCGTACATGAGACCGTACGCGTCGCACAGGTCCTGCAGATTGTCGGCCTTCTTGACGCCCCATTGGAAGCCTGTGCTGACCGCACGGTCAGGCGCGTCAAGGATGACGGGGAGTGTCTGACCATAGGGTGCGCTTGACGTCACGATGCGCTGCAGCTCAGACGCGAGCGTCGCACCGGCGGGCGGCGACGACGGCCAGACCGCCTGGTCATCAACGATTGTCTGGACCAGGTCCATGCCAGTCACGTCCATGCCGCCCGAGCGCTCTTCCCAGTCGGTCAGGACGTACCACCCGTAGGGGACACGCACCGTCTCCCCGCCGGTTTCGACGAGCGCCGTCACATGCAGGCGCTGACCGTAGTTATTGAGCGGGTCACCGGGCGCGGTGGGCACCATACTCGGGTCTACCCGCATGGTCAGCTTCGACGGGACCACCCGCTTCAACGTTGACTCGACCTTCACGTCCCACGCTGGGATATCCGACGCGATACACGCGCCGCCGTGATACACGTCCACTCGGACACCGACAGAGACAGGCCCGGACAGGGCCACGAGACTAGGACCCGGCCTCATGAGGGCATCCCCGCAATCAACCGCGCAAGAGTAACCTCACTCTGATCCTGCCGGTTTCCCGTCCGGTCAGACCATGCCTGCCAGTCACCCCACGTGACAACAGCAACCGCCCCACCCCCGAGGCGCTCTACGTCACGCGGCCCGGCCTCCGTCCACTGGATAGTGAGCGTGATCGTGCCGTCAGCGCCGAGGCGCTCGCGGGCCACGCTGTTGACGGTGACGAGGCGTGCGGGGACTCCGGGTGTGGCGTCGCCGGGTGCGATGATGATGTGTCCGCGTGTCTTGAGTATGCGCCAGGCGTCGGCTTCGGCGTGTGCGGGGAGGACGCATCGGGTTTTGCCGTCGTGGAGGGGCGTGCGCATTGACCACCTGGTGAGGCGGTCATCGATGATGGATGCACCGGATTTCCATGAGATGGGGTCCTGATTGTTCCAGGCGGTCAGGCCGTCGACGGGGCGTCCGTCGGTGCCGGTGAGGAGCATTCCGCCGCCGGGGATGGGGCGGCGGGTGAGCGTGATTGTCTTGTCTCCCACCTGGTAGGTGGTGGGCACGCCGGGGGCCGCGAGCGCGTCAGAGAAGACGCCCGGCTGGTTGCCGGGCCATAGTGTGCGGCCTCCGGTGGTGACGCGTGTCCCGGCGTCCACGCTGAAGGAGGGGAGGCCGGTGTGTGTGGCGACCCACGTTCGGTTTGCCATTGTGTGCCTTTCTACGCGCGCCGGAGTGTCCGGACCGTCTCACCTTCCAGGTAAGAGGTGAATTCGCGTTCGCCGATGCGGAGGGTCAGTGTTTCGGGGAGGCCCCCGTTTCCTGACCATCCGGTCGGTGCTGCAGGGGCGCTCATGCTCGGGGCGAGTGACGCCGTGAAGCGCGTGAGGCTGTCGCGTGCCGCCGCGTACTGGCTTTCCATGCCGGTCACGAAGCCGCCGATGACGAGGCGGCCAGCGTCCTTGAGGATCACCTTGTCAAGGTCCTCAGGCCCCTTCCAGGACGGGAGCATGTCCGTCAGCGATCCGAGCGTAGACTGTACCGCACCGAACGCCGACTTAATACCGTTGATAAAGCCGTCAATGATTGACTTTCCGGCGGAAACTAGCCAGTTTCCAGCACCGGAGAAAATGTTGCTGATCTTGGACGGCAGCTGCTGTACGTAGGAGACGGCGTTGTTGACGCCGCTGCTGATCGCGCTCGTGATGGAGTTCCATGTGTTGGACACAAGGGTGACGAGGGCTGACCAGACGCCAGAAAAGACGCCAGAGATCAGGTTCAGGCCAGCGCTGATGATGCCGCCGATTGCGTTCAGGACGGCGGAGACAATGCCCTGGATCGCTGTCCAGACGCCTGAGAACATGGTCTGGATTCCGGTCCAGACTCCTGACCAGTCGCCAGTAATTAGCGCGCCAACGGTCTGGATCAGGCCCTGGATGAAGGTCAGCGCGCCTGAGATGACGGTCATGATGTTGTCGAAGACAACGCCGACGGCTGTGCCGAGGGCCTGGAAGGCGGGGATCAGCATCGCGCCCAGCCACTCAATGACGGGTGCGATGTACGTGCCGATCTGCACGAACAGGTCGCCGACCTGCGACAGGACGGGTAGGAGAGAGTCCATCATCTGGCTGACCAGTTGGACAATCACCTCAACGACCGCCGTCACGATAGGTGTGAGGGCTGCGATGATGGGGGCCAGTCCGTCGCCGATCTGACCGAGCAGCGGGCCAATGGCTTCGACCAGTTGGACGAAGACGCCGCCGAGCGGTTCGAGGGCGGGGAGGATCGCCGCACCCAAGTTGACAAGCGCGTCACGCAGGGACTCGCTGTTCTGTAGGACACCGATGAATGCGCCGACGGCCAGGCCGATGGGGCCGGTCAGACCCGCGAATCCGCCGCCGATCAGGGGAAGCTGCGTCAACAGGGGACCGAGCGCACCGGCCAGGAGGCCCACGACGGGGGCGGCTCCGCCGAGCATGCCCGTGAACTCGTCAAGCCCCCCGCCGTTGACCAGGCTGTCAATCCCCGCGCCGATAGCGTCAAAAACTGGCGTGAGGGAATCCGCGATGCCACTCAGAGCATCGGTGAGGGGACCCTTCAACGGCTCGATGATCTTGACAAGGCCGCCGGTAATCGCGGCCTCGAGGTTGCCCCACGCACCCTCAAACGTTGACGTGGACGTGGCCGCCTCCGTCGCGACGTCAGTAAGGCCGAGGTCCATGATCGCCTTGTTGAACTCGTCAGCGGAAATCTGACCGTCTGACAAGGCCTTGGAGAAGTCGCCCGTGTACGCGCCCGCGTCGAGGAGCGCTTGCTTGAGGGGGCCAGCCGCGCCGGGGATCGCGTCGGTCAACTGCCGCCAATTCTCAGTGGTCAGCTTTCCGGCACCCGCCGTCTGCGTCAAAACCATGGCGACAGACTTGAAGGTCTCTTTGTTGCCGCCAGCGACGGCGTTCAGGTTACCGGCGGCCTCCGCGAGCTGCGCGTATCCTTCGACGCCGTTTGAGGCAAGCTGCGCCGTGACCATCTGAATGTCAGATAGGTCATAGACTGTCTTGTCCGCGTACGCCTGCGTGGACGCGGTCAGCTCATCGATCACGCTCGAGTCGAGGCCCGCGAAATTCAGCGTGGATTTGAACTTATCCGTGGCGTCGGACGCGGCCAGGGCCTCACCGGTGTAGGACGCGATGAAGCCACCAGCCGCCGCCAGGCCAGCGACAGCCATAGTCCCGACCGCCTGGAAAGCACTACCCAGGCCTTCCTTGATCGCAGTGCCCCACGAAGAGGTGTGTTCCGGGACCTTCTTGTCGACCAGGCCGAGTTCCTTGGCGATGCCTTCGCCCATGTCCTGGAAGGAGGGGACGATGTTGATCCAGGCGGTTCCGATGTCGGTGCCCTTGTTTCCCGCCATGTCTTTCCTTCCTTCTGGTCAGGCTCTACGGATCGCCTCTAGCGCTTCCTCTAGCTCGTCGATGGGGAGCGCGACGTACGAATCACGTTCGCTCTCCCACGGGCGCGGGAACGGCTGCGGCGGGCGCTGGTTCCGCTGGCCGTCGCGTGTCTTCGACCACTGAATCCACCGAAGGGCGTCCGAGGCGAGGACGCCCCACTGGTTGGTCAGTATTGACCACTCCCAATACGGGTCTAGTTTCCTGCGCGTCCATGACTCGGGCTGGCCGATCATAGCCGCCGCAAGGGAAGCTGCTCGCATGGGGTTGAGCTGCCGCCAATCTTCCACCCGGTAGAACCGGAGGAAGTCAGCGGCCAGCTCATCGGGGGCTTTCTGCTCCGCCCCCAGGAGCACTAGGAGTTTGGGACTGTCGCCTTGACAACCTTGCTGAGGAACACGCTCATGGCCTTGACGGGGACACGCCCGTCTTCGTCGCGCAGGTGATCCTTGACCGCCTGGTAGGCGTCGCCCGCAAACAGCATGCGGAACGGGCGCACGATGCTT